TGGTCATGGTCTTCAGCTCACCCCTGCTGGGCTTGCTTGCACGATTGCTGCCTCTGATGGCTGGCGCGGTGCCTGTCATGGCTGCCTGCCTGCGCGCTTGACGCTTTGCCCTGGTGGCTTCTTTCGCTGCTGCTGCCTGCTGCTTGCTCTGCTTGCCACGCGCTGCCCAGTAGGCCGTTTCCAGGTCAAGCCCTTCATTGCGTTCAAGCAGGTGCTGCACTTCACTGCGCAAAGCTGTGTCACTCTGAAAGTCTGGATGTTCTGTCATAAAGCGCTGGTATGACTCCTCAGCTGCCATCTGCTCATATTCTTGCTGCATGGGCTCAAGCACCAGCTGCAGGCGCTTGTTTACTTCGCGCTCGATACGCGCAGTGATGCTGGCTTCATTGAAGGGGTCATACTCAGGAACGTCTGCAGGGCTGGTCAGTGACTCCTTGCCCTTCATCAGTGCCTTGCGTTCTCTGACAAACTCCCTGCGCTGCTCTGCCAGGTCTTGAGTCTTCCGCGTGTAATCGCTGCGCAGTTCTCTCATCAGCTTGGCAATGTCTGGGGGCACCTGCTTGACGGCATCATCCCAGGACAATGAACGGGTGCGCGGTGCCTCACCCTCAACGGCTTCTTCAATCTCAACATCAGCAGCATCTGCTTCAGCAGCTGGGGCAGCTTCCTGCTCTGGTGCTGCAGCTTCCTGTTCTGGTGCCTGGGTGGCTTGCACTTCTGCCAGCACTGCTTCTGCAATGCTCTGGTGTGCTGGTGCGTCTGGTGTGGTCATGTCTGACTTCCTTCTGCTGATGGTTATTTGATTATTTTGATTACTTGGCCGTTGCGTGCATACCAGCTGGGGTTCCATCCTGGCGCCTGGATAAACTGTATCGGCTTGCCAAACAGCTTGGCACCCAGTTCAAACACTGACACACCTTGGATGCGATCTACCAAGAAGGTGCGCCACCCTGGCAGGCTGCCAGTGGCAGTGGCTGACTGGGGGTCAACGTACAAGTGCAGATACCTTGAACCGTTGGGACCGATCCAAAGGGCATGGGGGTTGCCTACTCGCTGCCCCATGGCGCCAGGTGTGCCAGGGGGCTGCCACTTGTCTGTATAGAAGAAACTGACAGGCTGCTTGCGCGTGATGGCGTCTACAAGGTTGGCACTGACGCCACCAGCATAGCTTCTATAATAGGCCTGCTTTCTGGTCTTTGGTATGACGGTCTTTGGCTTGTTATAACCAAAGATGCCGAGCAAGCGCTTTCTGATGCTGGTGAACGGCATAGGTCAGCCCCTGCGCATCCGGCTGCTGAAGTCAAAGTCTTCCTCATCGACAGTTACGCCAGCTGGGCTGACTTCAATCTGCACGTCAGTGACTTCTTCATCAGCTGGAGCGTCAAGGAAGTCAGCAAAGCCCTTGTCTTTTGCCAGTCGCATCAGGTGCGCGGTGATGGCGGTCAGCTCTCGGTCACCCTTGATGTCATCCATAGCCACGGGCAGTGGCTGCCCATAGTCTTCAGCAGCTGCTGCCATCATCATCAGGAAGCGCGCCACTTCTGGTGCCAGCTGGGCTTCTGCTTCCTTGTATGTCTCTGGCGTCAGGTCCAGCCCCATGACACGGCCAACGGCTGCCAGCGCCTTGCTCAGTGCGGTCAGCACCTTGGCATTGTAAGGACTGGTGGGTGGTGGGATCAGGTCAGCAGCTTCTGCTGCAATCAAGTCATCCTGCTCTGCAGCAAGGTCGAACAGTTCAGCAGGCATGTCTGACCGGTCAGAGTAAAGTGGCATCGTCTTGCGCTCCGATGACAGCGGCTTCAGCCTGGGCTTCTGCTTCAGCCTGACCGGCTGCCATTGATGGTGGTGGGGTGTTCTCTGGTGGTGGTGGTGCTGCCAGGAAGCTTTCAGGCAGCTGGTAAGCACGCACCAGCTCAGCCAGCACTTCTGCTGGTGGGGTGCCCAGCTGCACCAGCAGCGGTGCAATGCGCTCAAGCACTGCCTGACGCGCCATGTCAGACATGGGCGTGGTGCCTGCATCAACTGCCCAGTATTGGAAGTCACCAGTAAGGTCATCAGCGCTCAGGATGGTGGGGCCTACTGGGTTGGGCAGTGCCAGTGGCTCTGCATCATCACCCAGCACAACGCTCAGCATCACATTGTAAGTGCGCGCAATGCCAGTGATGACAGCATCCCTGACACGTGCCATGCGCCCCACTTCACTGCTGGTGTAGGCAGCAAGCAGCTGCTGTTCAGTGGCAGTGCTCTTGGTGACTTCACCACGGGTGAAGGGTGCCAGCAGGCCTGCAGCATTGATGTCATTGTCAACGGTTTGCGCATACAGGCTGATGTCAGCAGGTATGGGCGCCTGGGGCACTGGGGTGATGTTGCCAGTCAGGTCAGTGCCTGGGGGCAGGTCCACTTCAATGAACTCACCATCCAGGCCCTGCGCAATCTTGGCAGCACCGTCTTCACTCAGGAAGCCAGCGCGCACCATCCATTGGCGCGCCATACGTCGCACACCCTGAGCCTGATAGGTCCTCATTACGTTCAGCTCTCTGAACTGGTCAAGCGAGCGCTGCACCAGCGAATAGCCGCGCAGCGGGGTGTCTGGGTCACGGGAGAAGTACAGGGGTAGCAGGGGCACCACTGGCCTGCCATTGGCTGACTTGAATGGGATGCCCGTTGTCTCATGCACCAGCTCAGCATCAGGGGCTTCAGTGTCAGAAGCAGCGCCTGCATCCAGTGCGCCCACTTGCACGGTGATGCCAGTGAACAAGAAGTCAGTGCCATCAGCATAATCTTCAGACCACACCAGCAGCTTGTCATGCACCAGGTCATACAGCTCAACAACCTGCACCCATTGGGATGCTGATGGCGCGCTGGTGGGCGCACCCAGCCCCAGCATCTGATCTTTCCCAGCAATCCCAGTAGATTCAATCCACTTGCTATATGCGCGGCTTCTGAATGCTTGTTCAGGCTTGCCGTAACGCTCTGCAGCTTCCTGCAAGGGCATCAGCTGAACGTGCCCAACGTAGCGCTGCGCAGACCAGCTGGCTGCAGTGGCGTCAACGATGACTTCCCAGGGGGGAAGGGCTGCGCATGACACGCGCTGCAGTGGGTCAACGCTCTGCACTGGTGCCAGCTTGACGAATCCGCACGGATAGATGAGCGCCAGCCGGGTTGCATCCTCAAGCTGTTCCCTGATGGTCAGCAGATACTGGTTGGCCGTGGCTTCTGCAACTTGCGGGTTGCCTCTGGCGCGCAGGTCAGGCTGCACAAACACAGCAGGATTCTTGGCATACAAGCTGCCGAGGTAGCTTTCAACCACGGCATAGGCTTTGGGCACTTCAGTGCGCAAGATGCCGTCAAGGGTGGGGAAGGTTTCATCTTGCCAGAATCGTGTCATGTAGAGATTGCGCAGCTCACGCATCTCATCGCGTCTGGTATCCCAGTATTGACGGTGCTGATGGTAGAAGTCAGCCACTTGCTCTGGTGTCAGCATGGTCAGCCTTAGAAGGGAAGCCGGGAAGACCTGATACGCTTTGCCCTGCTGGCACTGATCAAGTCATCAATACGAGTCTTCCCGGATACTAACGCATGTGTCCGCCAGGATGAAGGCACATCGCGCATGCAGCGATAAGCCAGCGCCATTGCGATTGCTGCATCATCATGGCAGCCCCTGGGTGCCTCTGGTGCCACTTTGCCTGCAGGGATGGTGAGTGAGCGCAGTTCAAGCCATGTGGCGCGGTCCATGATCTTTACGATGCTCAGGGCTTCCCTGAGCGTGTCAAACGCATCAAGCTTGCTCTGCAGCGTGGTGACCCATGGCCTGCCAGCTGCACTGCGCCACTGCTGATGGTATCCGCAGTTTCCCAGCTCAAGCATCAGCGCATGCCCATGGTTGTTGCTCTCTGCCAGCACCAGCGCTTGGTTGTATCTGCTGGCCACTTGAATGACGCGGTGCGCCCACTTGCCAGGGGTGGTGGTGTTGCACCGCTCTGTATAGACCGGCTGCATGGTGGACACTGACACCACTGCCAGCGCGCTGTAATCGCCACCAACACCACCACCAACATCAACCCCCATGACATAGCGGTCATGTGGGTGGGGCGGTTCAATCTCCCTGCCATCAGTGGTGCTGATGTGTTCAACCACATGAATATCAGCCAGCACTTCATCACCGTAATAGCCGCCCTCCCTCATCAGGAAGCAGTCATCCAGGCAGGAAGGGTATTCCCGCCTAAACTTGTGATCACTTCCCAGCCGTCTGCTGGTGGTCCGGTGCCAGTGCAGCTGCTGCCTGCTCAGGGCATAGCGGTCAGCCAGCTGGTCTTCTGCGCTGGTGGGCTGAAAGTCATCAGGCACCAGGTCACTGGAATAGGCCGGGTGTTCGTGCCACCACATCGTGAGCAGGTGCCAGCCGTTCTCTGGGGCGCCCTTGACCAGCTGGCTGAAGAAGTCTGCAGGGTTGTTGGCTGTGCTCTCTACCAGCAGCAAGCCATCACCAACTGCAGCATCAGCCTGGGCTATGACTTCTTCCAGGTCTGGAGCATATGCAGCTTCTGACACCAGGACTGCAGCAGGTGTGAAGCTGCGCAAGCCGGTCTTTGATCGACTAGTAAAGGCCTGCAGGCTGGCACCAGTGTCGTCATATACTATGCGCCCCCTTGCTTTTGTCTGAATGGGGCGCCTCAAAAGGGTGGGCGGATCATCCAGCCAGCGCCTGGGATCATCCATCAGAGCAGTGGCGCTGTCATCTCGCATGCTCACTACTGCATGCATGGCAGCATAGCTGGTGGTGTACGCCATGTGGTGCAGCACCATCTTGCAGCCAGTGGTGGCAGCTACCTGACGCGCTTTGACAATGATGATGCGCTTGTGACCTGCCTGCACTGCCTCAAAGATTTTGCGCTGCATGGGCAGGGGCTTGAATCGCACAGGCTTCTTGCTGTCTTTATCTTGCACGGTGTGAAGCTGGGCAAAGCTGGGCAGGTCTGACAGCAACCTGCTGACCTTCCCTGCCAGAGCACGTGGCACCCTGCCAGGGATGAACGTCACTCACCCACCAGCTGCAGCACCGCTGCCAGCTCTGCTTCTTCCACTGGCTCAAAGCCGTTGCGATACTTTGGCGCAGGTGCTGCTGCTGCCTGGGCTCTGATGCCGTCAAGGATATACTGCGCTGTCTTCACTGCAGTGGCGTTGCCCTCGCCTGATACCAGAGTGTCAGCCAGCACCCTGACTGCAGGCATCAGCAAGCCGTTCAGATGCTCAGTGGCTTGTTCAGCCAGCTGGGCTGCTGTCTTTGGCAGCGTGGCACGATAGGCGCCCACCCAGGCTGCCAAGTGCTTGCGCTTGATTCGGTCAGCGGTGCTGAAGCTGCAAACGCCAGCTGCCACGGCATCACTGACAACGGCATCAGGGTGTTCAGCCAGCCACTTGACCAGGTGCTGTTGCTTGCGCGTCAGCTTTTCAAACTTGGTGCGCTCATCTCTGGGGGCGTACATCAGATTGCACGCATCAGCTGTGTTGCCTGCCTCGCCACATCTGCAAGCATCAGCTGCAGGTCATCGACTGGCAGTTCAACGGTAGGCCATTGATTGCTGCAGGTTTTGCACTTGCGTGTTCTACACACCAGCTCAGGCCAGTCAGCTTCAAGCCGCAGCAAGAAGGTGTGCTGGAACTTCACCGGGGTGCGCGTCTCTCTGACTATGCTTTTGCTCTTGCA